ATACAGTAATACATAATAGCTTGTGGTATTTTTGCAGATTCTATAGCTCTTTTTATATCTTTATATTTAATTCTTCTTTTTGACCCACTCATCTTCATCATCTGTCTAACAAGCTTTACCCTCCATAACCAAGGAATATAGTGGGTGTTAATTCCGAGCATCCTATCACCAGATTTACCTATTAAAATGATAAGTGGAAGTGTGTCATAATATGGTAATACTTTTTTATTATCTGCAAATTTTGGCATATATGCAAATAAAAACATTTCACCTAATCGCATTTTATTGGGGGATTTAACCGTTGGTATTTTATAATCACCAACTGTTTCATGATCTTCTTTATCAATCAATTCAATTAATTTTAAAACACTCTTAGGTAGTCCAGCCATATAACCTACTTTTTATTTATAATGTAAGATATTTCTTGAGCCATTTCACATATCTCACAATAATTAATTTCTTTATCACTTAAATCCATAAACTCTATATTCATTACACCAATCACATTTTTATTTATATCTAATAGTGGGGCTTGTAAAAACCATTTAATACCTTGCTCTTTCAATGAAAATTTCACATTAGAATCATGAATATCCTCAACGATATATTGATATACTCCTAGAGGTCTTTCACACTTATTGCCATGTTCTTCACAATACTTATTTGTAACTCTCTTAGCTATTTCATTATCAGAAAATAAAGCTGATAATATAGGCCACACTGTTATAGCCATAATATTTTGAAAATTTGGCGATTCATAAGTTATACCATTATCACAAATTTCATATGTTCTTGATAATTTCCATATTGGTTTAGTATTAGTGAATGAATTGCCATTTGAAAATTGTGATACATGAACTCTATCAGCATCTAGCTTAATTCTTAATTCTATCAACTTATCTCTTATTTCAAGGTATTCATCATTGATTTTTTTACCATCAAATGGGTCATGAAAAAATTTATTAAGAAAGTGTTTCAAAAAATCAGCTATATAATTATGAATACCCTTTTTAATACCACCATAGATTAGACCTATGATAGCAATTACCATCAATGAAATTAATTCACTTCCCATCACTTTATTCCTTTGTTGGTATAAATTTTTTCATACCCTTTTCTGTTAGTAACATAAACACCATATCATTCTTCTTTGCATATTCAAAAGCTGAGTTCCATTTACTTTCATTGACTATATACTGTTTAACATTATAGTAATAAGATTTACCCTTATACTTTGGAATCTTAGGTATCTTAGTTTGTTCAAGAGGTTTTATTTCTATCAGCAACTCTTTTTCAATACCATTCTTAGTTATATACTTAACCCAAACATCAACATAATATCTATGAAATTTATTATCATCTATTGGAGAACGATATGGAACAATTATTTCTTCACAGCACCACTCAATAAAAGCTGGTTGATTATCAAAATAAGCATACCATTTCAATTCTAATCCAGAACGAAAGATGATATTTTTAATATCACCTTTATACTTTTCTGGATTTTTTGGTTTATAATAACCCTGCTTATATTTTGATGTTGAATTAAGCTTTGGTTTATTATTTTTTATGTAATTTTTTGCCATAACTTAGTATCATAACCTTCTTTTTTATATATACTGTTTCGCACATTAAAATGGTCAATAGCATAATTTTCAAAATCACCATTAGATAAATCATCACAAATATCATAAACATTCAATAATTGTTTAGTTTCATGAATCCTTAATCCTCTTCCAACTGATTGTAAAAGAGTTATTTGCGATTTCACACTCTCAGCAAATATGATATTACTCAATCTTTTTATGTTAATACCAGTTCCCATACATTTTATATTTCCTAGAATAATGTTATAATCTGATTTTTCTAAACCTTTACGTATAAGCTCTCTTTTCTCAACATCTATGTTTCCATATACTAAATGAATTTCATGCTCTTGAGTATAGCTTAAAAGCTTCTTATGTAACTTAAAACCCATACCTTCATTACGTTTGAATAGTATAAGAGTGTTACCTTTACATTTCTTAGCTATTTGACATATCAAATCATATTTATAAGGTTGAATATTTATATAATCAATCTCAAATTTATACATCTTAGCACCTATATTCATTTCTGGATTTATAACTTTCTGCTTATCTAGATTACTTTTCAATTCATCATAATTTTCTTCAAATTGTTTTTGTATACTTTCTGGATATTTCAAATTAATTCTATTAATCAAGAAAGGTGAAAGATTACCTCTAGCAACTTCTTTCTTTACAGTTGTTAATTGATAAATTTGTCCATACATTCCTATTACAGAAAATTCATCTAACTTCTCATTATTTAATGTTCCAGATAATCCTATTTTATATTCTGTTTCTGTGCAGACTTCTATTAATCGTTTAATAACCTTACCATCTGTTGAGCCTGTATGACATTCATCAACTATTACTGCTTGAAATTGTGTAAAATAATCAGCTGGTAAACTCATTAATGATTGATAAGTTGAGATAATAACATCTTTGAATGAATGCTTTTCTTCTCCACCAAATATCTTATGACAATATTCAGAAAATTGAGTTTCACATTCAGAAGAATAATCATCAAAATCACCCACTAACTGAGATACTAATTGAATTGATGGAACTATAATTAATGTTTTAAGTTGCATCTTCTTGAATACTTGAGATAGATTATATATTATAAATGATTTACCTGTTGCTGTTGGAGAAAGTAATATACAATTCTTTTCTCTTAATCCAATTCTGATACCTTCGATTTGGTAATCTCTACCTGTCATTCTATTGAAGGGTTTTATAATTTCTTCTGTCTTATCATATGAAAATATTGTTCTACTCTTTTCAAAATTTGTATATGTTACTGAATAGCTTTTATTTTGTTTGATAAAATAATCTAATTTTGATAGTAAACCAATAGGAAATAGATTTTTAGATAAATCATATAACCTAATTTTACCATCCCATCTACCAGATTTATATGATGGATTGAATTGATAATTATTTGGCTTAAATGTGAAATAATCTGAGATGATTTGAAGCACTTCATAAATAGCTTTGATTCTTACAAATGAGCTATTATATTTTTCAACTATGATTTCAAACATCAGAATAAATCCAATATTGAACATTCTTCAATTTCTTTAATATCAAAAACATGATTATCTATTCTATTCTTCGCAGTTTTAAAAATATCTTTATCCATTTCGATTCCAATGAATTTTCTATTTGTATTCAGACAAGCTATACCAGTTGAACCAGAACCCATCGTAAAGTCTAAAACTGTTTCATTTTCTATTGTATATGTTCTGATTAAATATTCTAGTAAATCAACTGGTTTTTGAGTTGGGTGTAACCTATCTTTTTGATTGGCATTTGAAATTGTTATTATACTTTTAGGATATTTATCTTTATATATCCTTTCTAGTCCATCATCATATTTTAAAGGTATTGACTCACTATCACTATAAATTCTACCCTTTCTTTCTTTTTGTTGTGTTTTTATTGGGTAATAATTATGTGTATTTTTTGAAAATATTGAGATTATTTCATGTATTTTATATGGTTGATATTTTAATATTGCAAAATTACCACCTTTAACTTTATTCCACACCCAATCATATTTAAACTGTTTAATATTACTCATTCTTAAAGCAGATGAAAATGGTTCACTTCCAAATAAAGCTATACATCCATTTTTCTTAATAATTCGTTTTAATTCTTTCCACATTAATTCAAAATCAATAACTGAATCCCATTTACAGGCAGTTGTTCCTTAATTATCCGTAGGGAGGGTCTGTCAAAATTAAATCAATAGAATTATCTGGAATATTTTTCATAGCTTCTAAACAATCTGCATTGATTAGTAATTTATTATCTACCCTCCCTACGGTTGGAGCCTCCTTTTTATTATATATTTGTGTTGTCATATAAAATACTCCTTTAAGTTTTCTTTAATCTTGTTCCATTCATCTTGTGTTATGTCACACTTACACCTATTTTCAAACCAAGATATAAATTGTAAATTATCAATATTATTACTTCCACCTTTTGTAATTGGTATTATATGGTCAATGCTAGGCTTTTTCCATTTACATTTATCATTCAACCAGTTGTTATATACTTTATTAAATTGTTCATCAAAGTAAAATTTCTGAATGTATTTTATATACCATTCAATCGTTTCGTCAAATCTATCTTTTCGTTTTGATATACAATTATTCAATAATTTCAATTTTTCAATATCATTAAACTGTAACAGCCATCTATAATCAATATCAAATCTAAGATGTGAAGCCATATTTTTATAGACACTTTCTTTAGGCATTTTCTTCCCTGTTATCCAACTTGTTCTACCCTTACAAGCAATACTTATATGTTGCTTATGCTCATTCGACATAGGTCGCTTTCTCCCTTTGACGATATCAATTCCCATTTTTAATAAGTGTCTTTTAACAAAATGATGGTCTTTCCCGATATGTTCAGCAATCATCCTCAAACTATACAATTCAGTAACATATAAGTTTTTTATTATTTTATTCAAATCAACACTACCATCAGCAATATCTTTCATTGCTTCTAAGCAATCATCATTTATTAATTTCATCATGAACCATCCAAATATTTGATAACTTCTAGAACATTCTTTATTTCATAACCAATCTTTTCAGCTTTCTTCATCCATTTATCAATAGTTGCTACCAGTAATTCTTGTTTATTACATTCTTTTAATATCTTCAAATATTCATCATCTTTTTTAACATAATATTTTGCTATATCATTTGAAGTAATATTTATTTCATATTCATATCTATAAAAATGAAATCTAACTCCAAAAACTCTATCTTTTTCTAATTCAAGATTATGTAATTTATGGTTTTCTTTTGTCCATTGTCTCAATATCTTATTATGAGCATTTGGAGCATCGTAAATAATCTTGCTTAGATTATGAGCATATATTGTTAGGTCTGCTTCAACTTCTTCAAAAAAATCATTATAATTAAATTTGGTCATAATTCCTCCTTAAAATATCTCATCAATTATACTATTTTCTTTCTCTTCTTTTATATATTGAGCTTTGTCTATTCTATCTTTTGCTATCTTAAAGTATTTACTATCTAGCTCAATGCCTATAAAATTTCTATTTAAGTTCTTGCAAGCTACGCCTGTTGTTCCTGAACCCATAAAGCAATCAAGAATTGTATCATTTTCATTACTACTAGTTTTTATCACTCTCTCAATAATATCTAAAGGTTTTTGAGTTGGGTGATTTTTACCAGTATTTTTAATATTTGATTGCCAGATATTATTATGAATTTTATCAAGATTATGTGTATATCTCAAACTTTCATATTCTTGCCTCAAACTTTCATATTCTTGCCTCAAACTTTCATAACTTCTTTTGCATATACCAATCTTTTGCAACTTTTCATATTTTTCTTTGGTGGGAAACCCCAACCTTGTTTATATGATGTTAAAATATTACTAGCCATTCCACCACCATTAGAAGCAGAACCAAAACATTTTTCATTAATTTCTTTATATGTTAATTTTGTTTTTAATCTTTCATTTTTAAAATATTCTCTTATTGGTTTAAATAATTTAAAATCCTCATAGATGTTTTGAAGACCTGTTTCATCTTGAAATGTATAATATAAACAATATTCAACACAATTAAACCAAGTTCTTAAATTACTTTCTGGTGATGGATTTTTCCATGATAATGATCTAAAATTTGGTTTTATCCAATGTATCAAACTCTTAAAAATAAATTCAGTATTATTATTTAACCAATTTTGTAATTCAACCATCTGCATAAAATCATTATGAAAAAAGTAAAAACTTCCATTATCTTTCAAAACTCTTTGACATTCAAGAAATACCTTTCCCATAAATTCAACATATTCAGCTACAGTTTTCCAACTATCCCATTCAGCCTTCTTTATGTTATATGGTGGGTCAATGACAACCAAATCAACAGAATTGCCAGCTATTTTGGGTAATTCAACTAAGCAATCACCATATATCAAATCAAACATAAATTATTTCTCAACTTTCATCAATTATTTCAAAATCACTAGCTTTAAAAATTACCATCATTTGAATTGGCATTCCATCATCTTCAACATCTTGGTCAAATGAAGCTACATTGAATGGAAAACAATCTTTATAAACTAATACTTTATTACTTCTATATTTACTATTCAGAAGCCTAATAGATATATCAGCCTTATCATCATAGTTTTGAATCATATTTTGTCCATTCTTACACGATTTCAGCCAAGATAATATTTCCATAACTGTATCCCAATTCTCATCTATATAAAAATTGATAGCTAAATCTTCAACATAATATGAATCACCAACAATAGGTAATTGAGCAATAGGGTTAGGTTGCATTATCGAACCAATACCAATTCCACCAATAGTCATATTCTTAGCAAAAAATTCTAATGTTTTGACTTCTTTTCTTGATATGATTATTTCAAACTTATGTCTTGAACCAAAATTTTGTTCTGTCATTTTTATACCTCATTACTATTTACTTATTAAATAACTATGAAATATATGTTTAAATCAATTTTAAGCTATGGTCAGACTATTTACTTTGTAAAAATGATAAAGTATATGACTGAACATATATAAATACTCTCAGCATAGCTTAAATTGGTTTCTCTACTAATTCAAATAAATTCTTTTCATTTGTTATATTCAATTTTGAATTGATTAGCTTCATATTATCTGAAATGTGTTCTATTGCTGTATATTTTTTATCTTTACTATAATATGATTCTTTAACCAATATTCCATCATGCTGATTTGAAAATACTTTATAATTATCATTGTGCATAATAGTTAAACTATGAATGATAAAAGCTTCTAAACCTTGAAGGTAAAAAGCTATTAAAGTCTTATCTTTTTGATATTGAAGATATTTTTCAGTCTTGAAATATAATGGCAATGTTTCTTTATATTTAATTGAATGCTTTAACATCTTTTCATCTGCTATAGCTTTCATTAATTTCTCAGTTATTTTAATACCACAATGATTTATCCAAACTCTATTTTCTTTTTTCTTTTTCAAAATTGATAAAAGCTTCTTGGCTCCTAGAATAAAAACATCTAAACCAGTGATAAACTCTTCAATATTAGATAAATTATTTTCTTCTGCATATTCTCTTAATTTTCTAATACCAATATTATTTTTCTTGCCAATACTAAAAATTATTCCAAATATAGCTTTCTTTACTAATTTCTTAGGTATCCCATATCCTTCAGCTATATTATAAATATTTTTACTCTTGGTTAGTATTCTTTGTTTTAACTTCTCATCATCTAAAAAATAGGCTAAACACTGAAGTTGACAATTTTTTATATCTAAATTCTTAAATTCTAAATCAGTTGTTAATAACTTTTTAATCTTATTACTTGAAGATTGAAGCCCATTATTTAATTCATAAATTCTACCAGTGTATACTGGTTTATAATTTTGAGGATAACTAGCAAAAATATCACCAGTGGGAAATTGCTCTAAGAAAAATAATAATTTATTAGTCTTATTTAAAGCTTTAAATATCTTCTTTTTTCTTTTAAACCAATGAGGCATAAAGAATGATGCTTTACTTTCTAAGTAATACCAAAGTTTATTAAATTTTTCTGTATACTTTCTTAATTCAGATATATTAACCATTGCTCTATTTTTTGTTAGTTCTCTTATTGATTGTATAATTAACTTTGAAGTTATTGGGTTTTTATTTTCATCAAATAAAGCCATTTGTTTTGCATCAGTTGGTAAAGTTCTGCCATTTCTTACTATAGTTTTTTTACCATCCATAAGATTAATTTCATGCTTATTCTTTAAAATTCTTTTTTGAAAACTCTTTATAACATCAAGTGAAACCCAATAACTCTTACTTCTAACACCGACAACATAAGAATCATCACAAAAAACTAATCCAATATCAATTAATATCTTGAAGTCTTTAGCTTTTACTATATTTCGTATCCAATTTCCATGTAATCTAAAAATAGGTGAAGTATACTCTTCATTATCATATTTTATTCTCCAAACTGATATTGATAATAAATGAATAAATAATCTATATGTTTCATTGCTTACATTTTTCCATTCACATAATGTTTCAATCCACGATAATGTTGTTTTTGAAGCATGAAAATTTCTTATTAATTTAAAATCTTTCATTGGGTTAATTTCCTTTATATTATTTACTATAACATAATTAATCTTTATTAATATTCAATAATTATCATTAATAAGGATATTTGACTAAAGAGCATTTTAGACTATGTAGGCTATGACTACGTTTCGAGCTATGTCATGAGTTCTTATTAAAGCAAAAATAATTCATAATTACCATACATTAAAATAGCACTAAAAATAAAAATATTTTACTTAATTTCATATCTATGTTATAATAGAAATAATGAATTAAAGGAGATATTACAATGAAATTAGAAGAACTGAATTTGAAAACTATTATAACAACTGAATATAACCTAGAATGCTTTCTGGAAAAATGTCTGGAATTTGGTGTTGGGATGTCCCAAGTATTTATGGATAAAGGTTATAGAAAAGAAACAATATTCTGGTATATTTCAAATGGTGATATTGGGTATGATATAAATACATCAACAGAAAATTTCATTTCATCAACAGAAAATTTAGTAACATTAAGCGTAGCCATTGATTTAATTAGTAAAGTAGAACAACCTGAAACAGAAGAAGATAAATTTATAGAAATTGTTATTGATGAGGATGGTAATTATATAGATGATGAATTTGAAACGGAATATAATTGTTTCGATGCAATGACAAATTATAATTTTGCAGGAATAAAGTATAATTTTGCAGGAATAAAGTATAAAAATGATGATTTATTTTATATGGATAGGAGAGTGTTACAGAAGAAATCTATGATGTGGTCTTATCACCCTTCAAAACAAGATGATATCACAATGGTAATTCCTGAGAAAATCAGATTCTTTAATCCAGAATACAAAGGTGAATAATGAAACAATATATATCAAATAAAGAATTTCTACAAGAGATTAAAAAATTCAATACAACTCAGATAATATCTAGCAGACTTCATGAAATGTTTTTTATCTTATCTCAGAGAATATCAAGAAAGAAATGTTGGTATGCTAGAATATGTTCAATGAATATTAGAAATATAGATATTGAAGATACAAAAAATGAATTGATACATGAAGGATATTATAAATGTATCGAGAAGATAGAAAGCTTTGATATAATTAATAAAGAAAATCCATTTTCATATTTCACAACAATAGTTCATAATTGCTTCAGAGACTTCTTTCAGGTATCACATAGACAAGATGAATTAAATTCAATAGCCAAGAATAAGTTTTTAACTAGATTTTTTACTATCAATGGATTTAAACCAACTTTTAAGAAAGAGGAAAAGGAATGAAAGAAGAATCAACATATCATGAGTCTCAAGTTAATGTTAGTTTTTCAAGAATTAATGGTGGAAATCAAAGGTTCTATGGTTCAGATATTGAGTGTAATTCATATATAGAATTAACAGTTAGTAAATCTAGTGTAACAAGAGATTTAGGTCATGATTGGTTCTTTCCTAAAACTAAACCACCAATCCCACCATTAAGATATGATTGGAAATAATATGAAAGAGAAAAAAGAATTGCTTATAGCGTTTTTAGATTTTTTATATGATAATGGTATAGATTTAGATGATAGACATGGAGGTAATTATTATGGTAACTCACTATCAGAAAAAGAAAAGCTTGAATTACTTGAATTGTTTTTAAAGGAGAAATAAAATGAAAACATTAATAATAGGTGATTTACATTTCAAAAAGATAGATTCTAAAATTGAACAGGAATACAGACATAGAGTATTAAAAGAAGTTTCAAAAATCATCAAAAAGAATAAGATTAAACGAGTGTTACAAATGGGTGATTTATTTGATACCAGACGAACATTAGATATATCCGTAATTGATGAAACAAGAGCAATAATAGAAAAATATTTTAAAGGTGTTCATATAACGACATTAGCAGGTAATCATGATACCTACTACAAAAATAATAACAAAGTATGCTCAACTGCTTCAATATTCAAGAATGATAAAAATATAACAATTATCACAGAACCAACCGAAACAGAATTTGGATTAATTCTTCCTTGGATTAATAAAGAGAATTATGATAGAACTTTTGAAATGATTGAAAAATCAACTTCAGATTATTGTTTTGGTCATTTAGAAATTAATGGTTTTGCTAAAGTAAGAGGATTCAATGAAAATAAAGGGCTAATACCTTCATTATTCAAGAAATTTAAAAAGACTATATCTGGTCATTTTCATTTAGTGCAAGAAGAAAAAAATATTTTATATATAGGTTCACTCTTTCAAAATGATTTTAATGATGTGGGAGATATCAAAAGAGTGTTGATACTAGATAAGAAATTGACAAATATTGATATACCTATTGAGTTTTTTAAACGAATAATAATAACTGATAAAATGCTGAAAAGTAAAATAGATGTTGTTAAAGAATATGATTTAAACATTTGTAGATTTGAGCTTATCTTGAATTGTAAAAAATCTATTGAAAGAGAAAGCTTCTTAGATGATATTTATGAATCATTGGAACATTCTGAATTTAAGACTATTGATAATTCAGAGCTACTCGAAGAAGAAGTTGAAATAAGCTTATCAGAGAATGTTAATGATATGTCCTTATCTTATGTAGATACTTGTGATATAATAGATAATGAAAAACAAGCATTGAAAGATTTGTTTATAGAAATGAAGGAGAATATGAAATGATAGGTTATTGGAAAGACCAGTTTGGAAATAGAAGAAAATTTTTATCATGTTCACTGTTTGATGGTAAGAATGATGTTGTTCAGAGTTTTAAACCTATTCAAAGCGAAACAGTAGAAATTGAAAACATTAAACGAAATTTATGGGAACAATATATGAATCCATCAATTAATTTATTTATGTTGGCAATGAGTAGTATATTTTCAAAATGTAAAAAGATAATACCAAATATGATATGTAGAGATATAGTATCAGTTCAACCAATGAAAGCACCTGAATTTGAAAGTTTAATGATGAGACACGCAAAATGAGCTTAATATTCAAACAAATATCATTCAAAAATTTTCTTTCCTTTGGTAATAAGCTAACAACAATCAAACTAGATAAAAATGAAGCTACTTTGATTTTTGGTGAGAATGGTATGGGAAAAACAACCATTCTTGAGTCCATATACTTTTCACTTTTTGGTAAACCGTTCAGAAGCATTAAAAAATCTGAATTAATCAATTCAATCAATCAAAAAGAATTATACACTGAATTAGAATTTTCATATGATAATGAAAACTATACAATTAAACGAGGCATGAAGCCAGATATATTTGAGATATATAAAAATGATACTCTCATAAATATTGATGGTGCTATGAAAGATTATCAAACAATTCTAAATAGAATGATTGGTGTTGATTCAAAAATATTCAGTGATACCATCTTCATCAGCTCAAAAAACTATACACCATTTCTAAAACTTAAAGCTTCAGATAAAAGAAACTTCATAGAAAATGTGTTTGGATTAAAAGAATTTTCTTTTATCTCAGATGAGCTTAAAATAAATAGGTCATTATCATTAACCAAAGTATCAGACCTTCAAAAAGATATAGCTCATCAAGTATCATTATTAGAAATGGGAGAAGAAACAAACGAAAAAACATCTTCTAATAATGATATTTTAATTAAAGAAACTGATGATAAGATAAAAGAAGAAAAGACAGCTGGAAAGAAATTATCAACAGAAAAGAAAAAGATAGATAAATGGTTGAAAGGTAGTGATGTTGAGAATAAATTAGAAATCATTGAAAAGAAAGTTGAAAAGACAGCAGAAGATATTTCACTATATAAATCATTCATATCAAAGAATAAGAATGAAATTAGAAGAATGAAAGATGAACAAGAATTTTTTACTAATAATACTTCATGCCCACAATGTAAACAGCCATTAGATAAGAAATCTGAATTTCTTGAAAAATATTTATATGAATTAGGTTTAAATATATCAGTTCAAGAAGGTGACTTAGAATTTAACTTGGAAGATATTGGTTCATTAACACAAAAGAAAACTTCTAATATTGAAGAGTATAACAAATTGAATAAAAACTATTTAAAGGCTACTCAGAGGCTTTCTGATATATCAAACAGTATAAACAATCATATAAGAAATATAAAGAGCTTAGAGCATACTCTAATGAGCTTAAATGATAAGAATGATAGTGAGTTGATTGATGTTTCTCTATTCAAAAAGAAAATATCTAATTTTAAAGAAGAATTAACAGAAAAAGATACTAGAGTTGACAGAATAAAAACATTAATCAAAATGATGGGTAAAGATGGTATCCAGAAATTTGTTATTAGTAAGTATCTTCCAATGATGAATAATCTAACATGTAAATGGTTAGGTGTGTTTGGTGCTAATTATAGAATATTGTTTGATTCATTGTTTAATGTAAAGATTGTTGCAAGAGGTTATGAGAATTTATCTTATGGTTCATTATCATCTGGCGAAGAGCAACGCCTTAATATTTCATTACTTTTTGCCTTTAATGAATTAAGTAGAATGAAGAACTCTATCAATACTTCAATTCTTCTCCTTGATGAAGTGGGTGATACATCATTAGATGAGACAGGCTTGAATGGATTATTCTTAGCTTTTGAACACTTTAAAGAAAATGGAATTAGTATATTTAATATATCACATCGTTCAGAATTGAAAGATAGATTCGATAATTCAATTAAAGTAAATAAGAACAGCAATAATTTTTCGGAGATAGAAATATGTTAAAATGGAATGAATATATAGAGGAAAGAAATTTAGAAAAGTTCAAAATTAAAGTTCATATCAAAATTGATTTAGAAACTACCCGTCACTCAGATGAAAGAAAATCTAGACATGCTGAAGAGATTTCAGATGATGAAATCATTAAAACAACTCGAAAGGCATTATCAGAAATTACAGAAAAGTTAATTCTGGATGAGATTAATATTAATGATGCAATCAGAATTTTCAATACAACAACAAACTTAAATGTTATTGGAACTATTAAAGGTGATAAAACCATTAAAGACCCTTTAACTTTTGTTATTATTACCATAATGAGAAAAGAGAGCTTTAAACCAAAATCAGGAACATTCACAATCAAAGTTAAGTAAATAATAAAAATAAGTTAAATGGAGATGATTATGGAAGATAGAAGATTAGCACCAAATAGGACAATAATGCTTTTTGGATATATTAATAAAGAAACTATCAAAGAAGTGATGGAAAGAATTATTTACATCAATGAGTTTGATGAAGATCAGATGAATATTTTTGGTGAGCAATATAATCCAGAGGCAATCAAGTTAAGAATATGCTCTGAAGGTGGAGAGCTAAATCCAACTATCGGTTTAATTGAAGAGATGCTTCATTCAAAAACACCAATTATAACCGTTGCAGATGGTGAATGTTGTAGTTCAGCCTTCTTAATATTTATTGCTGGACACCGCCGATATCTGAAATTTGGAAGCACTATGATGATGCACTCTAGTAAAGGTGGTTTTGGTGGTAGTCTAAAAACTATTCAAAATGATGTTAAATCATATGAAAGAATGGAAGCACATTTAAAGCTAATGATTAAAGATTTAACCAAGATACCAGAAAAGCTTATAGAAAAATATTATAATGAACAGTTAGAATATTATTTTACCGAAGAAGAGTGTGTTGCATATGGTATATGTGATGAAATTTATGGTGCTGAAGTTGTAGAAGAAAAAGAAGATAAACCACCAAAGAAAGTTAAAAAGACTAAGAAAACCACTAAAAAGAAGGGAAAGAAAAAATGAAAATATGCCCTGATTGTGGTGGTAAAATATCTAAAAAAAGAAGGTCTAAAAAATTCATTATTGATGATATAACTTTTTCTTATTCTGCTTCTATGTTTTATTGTAAAAAATGTCCATTCAGTGAAGAAGATATGATTGCTCTTAGAAAAACTATGAAACAGGTTGAGTATAAGAAGCCTATGAGTGGTTCTGCTAAAAAGAGTAAAGGTAATCAATTAGAAAAAACTACTGCTAGTATGTTACATGAAGCTTTGATGGAATATTGTAAAGAGTATAAAGAATTATATCTTAAATTAGATAATCCATTATTGAAACCAAAAAAAGAAAAATCATCTGGTGCTGGTATTGTTACTGAAAATACTAATGATGTTGAATTGGGTATAGCTCAACCATTTTTTAAATTTTCAATTGAGTGTAAGAATCACAAGACTATGAATTTCTCTATTAATAATATTCTTGCTGGTGGTATGAGTGAAATTTTCAGTGCATATGAGCAAGCTGAAGAACATGCTAAACATCATAAAGGATTAAAACCATTAGTAGTATTCAAAGCAAATGGAACTAAAATATTCTGCTTATGTAAGATGAGTGATTTAGTAAATATAAAAGAAATTGACTTTATTAAGAAAAAAGAGTATATAATATTATTATATTCAGATTTTTTAAAATTGTATTTAACGGGAGTAAAATAATTATGAAATGGGAAGAAATAATTAATGAGAGTTCTATGAATAGAGCAAAAGCTATCAAGATGGATAAAAATAAAGATGGCAAAATTGAAGTTTATTCAGATGAAGATGATGATGAAATACCAACAATGTTTGGTATAAATTCAGGTTTTGCTTATGCTCAACCAAGCAACGAAAAAAGATGGATTAAAGATAATCCAGAATTTAAAGTTGAATATAAATAATTTTTCTATGTTATAATAAAGAAGTAGAAGAAAAGATATTTTTATTTATTGTAAATGACTAACAATAATTGAAGTTTATCTCAGGTGATTTATTTATTGATGTGATACAAGTCAATATCATGATTGATAGATGATAAGCCTTCATGCTACTAAGATTATATAGGTAATAATCACCAGATACAATTTTCTGGTTCTCCTAATAGATATTGGTTCAAATCCAATTAGTAGCAATCAGAACTGGTCATGTAGTTCTCTGTGTGAATCTCCTTCACCCATGATACGATTTTGTTATCATGTTTCATACCCTGATTAATTTCAGGGTATTTTTTTGTCAAAAAGGTGTTTACACATTCAATTTTTTATGCTATTATTTATTTGTAAGTTAAACAAAGAGATAAAAACATAGGAGATTTTCAACATGAATAAACAACAAGCACAGATAACACTAGACCAACTTTCTAAATATCTCATACCAATGACAGGTGCTCATACATTTCTACTACATGAAAAAGATAATGGTGTTAGTTTCAAATTTAAAGCAAAAAAGTAAATATAATTACTGTAAGATAGTATTAAATTCATTGGATTTGTATGATATGACATTAATGAAAATACATGGTGGGAGAATAGTTAGAGAAGTGAAGCATGATGGATTGTATAATGATATGCTAACTTCAACATTTGAACAAGATACTGGATTATATTTAAGTTTATAGGAGTAGAATTATGAAAAAATGGACAGAAATTGTGGTCGAAGGGTTTGGTAGAATGCCTGATGAAAATACAGGTAAGAGAATTTTGAAGAAAATAAAATCAAAGGCATGGGCAAAAAAGAATGAAAAGAGCTTTCATGATATTTATACCAGCGTAGCAGGTCAACCAGATACTATAATTGATAGTGATAGGCAAATAACTAAAGATGGATATAAAAAATTAAGAGCTAGAATTTTATCAAAGGCTTCAAATATCGAAGATGCTGGAATTAATATTGCCGAACAAGCTG